ACAGGGCTAACATTGTGGCACAGATGCCTGCGGTTTGAACTAGGGCGGTTTGTTTAAGTGTCATTTTGTATTCCTTTTTGCTTTGTATGCCATAATTATAGCACGTTGGGGTTTATTGGTCAAGTACAGCAAAAGTATTACTTTTGGTAATCCACTAGTTTTTGCACAATAATTGCATGCTCTGCGTCCATTTCCTCGTTAGACACGTAGAAATCTGTAGTGGGGTCATAATAACGCCCTTCTTTGGGATCGTAATATAGCACTCGCCCAGACGCATATTTAAACGGGCCTTCTAGGCCCTGGCGTGGCCCGTACTTTTGACGCATTAGATCTGTTTCAAACTTGTCTGCAATTACTTTGTATCCCATTATCGCTCCAATTTGACAGTTATAGACGCATCCGGATGGACATGACGCAGGACTATTCTGTAGCCCTGTGCTACAAACTGTGCAACACGTCGCTCTACATATTTGGGTTGTCCTGTAATCATCTGCATCTTTTGCTCCTTACTATGTGTCTATTATAGCAAAAGAGCAATTAATGGTCAAGTACTACAAAAGTATTACCTATTTCCACAGTTGTACAATAACGGGATCATGCACTTCGTGTGGTTTGGGCTTGCCGTGGAATACTACAAGTGCGGTATCGTTGGCTATTTTAACTCCGGAGCCTGGACGCAAATGTTTTCTTTTATGGAAATCAAAACCACCATCCAAGCATTGCCAGCGATAACTTTCAAAATATTTGTCTTCAAAAAATCTACGTTGGTTAACATCTAGCACAGCCGCCAAGTAATCCTGGTCTCCTGGATAACTTTTGATAACCGTAACGAAATCTTCCTGGGTAAATTTTTGCCATATCCAAGCAAAATTAGTCACATTAAACCACATCATACTGGAATTGATTGCATTTGCATGCCTAGATTGTAGATATTTAAAATCTCTGATAGCCCACAAGTAATTGGTCGGTGATGTTTTTACAAAATCTAAATCGCGAGCCACAACAACGTCAAGATCCAAATACAACATATCCCCGTCAAAGTGTTCTGGATTAAACAATTGCATTTTATACCACCATGATCGTTTGGGACCAGCTATACCCCAATCTGTTAAAATGTGTTTGATCATGTGGGGCGGAACTGATCTATCATGTTCAGTATACACATGCATGCGTATGCCATGTGGAAATACTCTGCACAACATGTTGTACAGTCTTTCCACATACTGCCAGTCGTAACCATTGCCGTGTATCACACAAGCACAGTCAATGATGCTGGGATTCTTTTTGCTCATTGGAATTGGAAAACAATTTGGTATTCATCATAGATGGGATAGATACCTTTTTGTTCTAGATATTCTACTACTCTGCGACCTTTGCCGGTGCGTTGGTTAGTGTTGACCCAACGCGAGTTATCATCTATTACCACAACTGTGCCTGGTGTTACAAATGGTTCTATGGTCAAAAACTCTTTCAAGTGATGTTCGGCACTGGCAGTATCATTGTTCCAATCTACGTCGTAACTGTCTAGATAAAATAAATCTACTTCAGCTAGGTCTTTTTGTTGTGCAAGCCAAGTCACGCTGTCACAGCAGTCAACAGAAAATTGGTTGCTGTTAATAAAGTTACGGGCAACATCACATGCTGTAGGATCTATATCTACACTACGTACTTGTCCGCCGTGATGCTTTACAAACTCTGTAAAAAGAAATGCACTTTGTCCATCTGTCCAACTATTGCCTTCTCTCAACGTGCCAGTTTCTATTATGCTAAAACTACCCACTCGCTGATTCAACAACAGTCTCCATATGATATCAAACCCAATCGCTCTATCATACATCCTGGTGGCTAGTATTCCTTGATTCCCGGTGAAATTAATATGTAGTAAAGGATAATACTTTTGACGATAATGTTCTAACCAATTCATATGTTTCTTTCCAGTGCGGGCACAATTCTACCAAGCCATGCCCCGGCTCGTATTTCCTCTACTGTGTATTCAGTATGGCAGATTTCCGTCAGCCATTGTGTCCGATCGACCTTGTAAGGTTTGTTAATATCTTGTATATCTATTGCAACAGGGTGTGCCAAACTGGATTGTGCAACAATGGGTCTACATCCAGCAATGCCTGCTTGAATACCCGGTCCTGAATTATAATTGATCACAGCATAAAAGTCAAAGTGTATGTCAAAACTGTCATAGGTGTCAATTACTTTTGTTGGTTTTTCAATCTGAATATCCCTTGGTAATATGTCCCAATTCAATTTGGATCTTGGATGCGGACGTACCACAACAGGTCTGTCTGTGTGTGTTCTCACCTGCTGAATAGTTTTGGCAATCCAGGATTCTAAAGTGGGCAAGTCAGCCACTTGTAAACTTTGGTTGTGTTGTGCGGCCACTAGCACAGCAGGATTGTTTGAAAAATTTGATGCCAAACTTATTTTGAGTTTTTTTGGTCTGCCGCGGTCTAAGTTTTCTTGGTGCCCATAATAGCCCTGAGCATTTATATTGTTCACGGCAATTTTCCAAGTTTGCCCACGATACAATGCACCGATGTCAATGCAAATTACTGGTTTACCTTGGGCTCGATAATGTTCATAAACTTCACGGTTTGGTCTCATCCGTCCATGCCATAACACTGACCAAATCACCGCGGCGTCTGCTGTCATGGAGTTTTCTTGTGTTTGAATTCCTCGGGCTTGCAAACAGTCTAGCACAGCACTCATAACAGGTTTGCTATTGAGAGCACATTGCAAAGGATAATAGGCTATGTTTTTGATCATAAGTATTCTGATGAAGTACACAGTAATTACCACGTTTAACGAGTCTGGCTACAAGAAGTATGGACAACGCATGATTCAAACTTTTTTGCAGACATGGCCGCAAGAAGTTGAGTTGATTGTGTACACTGAAAATTGCACCATCAGTGAGTCTGCGCCTAATATTGTGGTACGTGACATCTCTGTTGTGTCTGCACTGACTGAATTTAAACAACAATGGCAACATGTACCCAAAGCAACTGGTGATATTTCAGGTGATCCTGTTCGCAGTCTGAGAAAAGATTCCGACAAAGGATTCAAATGGAATGCAGTCAGATTTGCCCACAAAACATACAGCATTTTTCATTGTGCTCAAAATGTCAACACAGATGTGCTGATATGGATGGATGCTGATACAGTGTGCCACAGCAAGATCACTCTAGCAGACCTGGATAGACTGTGTGAACCACAGTATGAGTTGTGTTTTTTAGGACGCCGCAAAAAGTTTAGTGAGTGCGGACTTTACTCAATGCGAATGGGCACCAAAGGTATCAAACGGTTTCTTCGAGAATTTCAACGCATGTATGATGACGCAGACAACGGTATCTTTTTGTTGGATGAGTGGCATGACAGTTTTGTGTTTGATGCAGTAAGAAAAAACATTCCCGGGTTGGTTGAATTTAACTGGGCAGCCAAGTTGGGTGATCTTAGACCCAGCAAACTCAACAGTCCCGGTGAAGGGCATCCTTTGATCAATTCAGATTGGGGCGCATATCTAGATCATCTTAAAGGTGCTAGGAAAGATTTAAAACGTAGCAAACGCGAAGATCTCAAAGTCACAAGAACAGAAGCATACTGGCAATGAACTGGATATTCCTAAACAAAAACAACAGTGACGAGTACACACAGATGTTGGCAGCAGGATCTGGTGTTGATGCCACCTGCTTGGAAACATGGCAGTACGAAGATAGTGATGCTCCACTAGTGCTACGCGGTATCATGAAGCACAAGATTATCAAACGGTGCTGGCAAGATTCTCGTCCGTTTTACTACATGGATTCTGGATACTTGGGCAATAGACCCAATCCTGACAATCCCAGCGGCTGGAAATATTGGCACAGAATTGTGTTTAATGATTTGCAACATGATGCAATTATCGACAGGCCTGCAGATAGGTTGTCAAGATTGCATGTAAAAACTAGGCCACATCAAGCACATTGCAGGGACATATTGATAGTGGCGCCAGACGAAAAGCCTTGCACATTTTACGGTATCACACTGGAGTCATGGTTAAAAGATACCATTGATACTATTAAAAAATACACAGATCGTCCCATACGCATGCGAGAAAGACCGGTGTCACGCATGGCTCGTAAGACACAACGTCCAGAAGAATGGCTGAATGATGTACATGCTGTGGTGACTTTTAACAGTACTGCTGCCACCGAAGCCGTGTTGGCCGGTGTGCCGGTTTTTGTTACTGAACCGGCTGCCAATGCCGCGAAGCCTGTGAGCAATAGTGATTTAAGCAAGATCGAAACCCCTTGGTTCCCTGATCCAGATCAAGTTCACAAGTGGTTATGCCATTTATCATATGGGCAATTTCACACCACAGAATTAACTAGTGGTACAGCCGCAAGAATACTCAAGGAGACTTATAATGTATGAAAGCCACGGATGGTGGTTCCCGGACACCGAAGATCATTTTCCCAAGATGCTGGCTAAAAACATCAGCAAGGGTGGTCCTGCTGAATATCAACAACCAGTTAGATTGCGAAGTTTACAATATGTAAAGCAACACCGAACAGCCTTGGACATTGGTGCCAATGTGGGTTTATGGGCACGTGATCTTGTACAACACTTTGACAAGGTTATTGCATTTGAACCTGTATCAATGTTTAGAGAATGTTTGGAAAAAAATGTTTCAGATAACAAACTATGGGTCAGCCCACTTGCCCTGGGAGATCAAGACAGCACCGTAAGCATGATCATTACCGAAGGCAATACAGGACACACGCATGTTGATCCTGACAGCATAGGCAACGGAGATACCACAATAGTTCGACTGGACAATCTCAATATTCCCGAAGTTGATTACATCAAGATTGACTGCGAAGGCTTTGAATACCGTGTGTTACAGGGTGCAGAACAAACTATTAAAACTTGTCGGCCCGTTGTGGTCATTGAACAAAAGCCACACGATGCTTACAGTCGAGACTATGGACAGTTTGCCGCAATTGAGTTGTTGCAAAGCTGGGGCATGATAAAGT